CCTGCATCAAACTGATTGACGTCTGTTGGTGTCAACAACATACCCAAGGAGTCGATTACAAACATTACCTTGAGACGTTCACCATCTGGTAACGCCTTATAGTCACTCATAAAGGTTGAGATAGTTTTGGCCACATCGTCAATCATGGCCATACTCAATTTAAGCAATTTACTTTCGCTGGTGTCAACTCCGAGTGCTTTGAGCCAATTTTCATCCAAGGCGTTTTCACTGTCAATCAGCACAACAAAGATACCTTGTTCTTGTGCATTTTTAATGATGTTGCCGCTGCAGATATATGATTTGCCTGCGCCTGATTCTCCGGCAAACACAGTGACTTTACCTAGCGGTATGCCTCTATGAAAGTCACCGGAGATAAGATAATTCAAAGCATAGTTACCTGTACTGATCCAATCAGTGGGGTCATTGAAGCCAATTGATAATCCATCAATTGACTTGGTTATTTCTTTACGAAACTTGCTTATATCAAACGGTTTTGACATGATGCTATCCTTTACTTAATTGTATGCTAAACTTATTATACTGAGAAAGATTCCTTAATACAACCACTCTATAGTCTTTTAATCTTGATTGAATATCAGGAATATTGCCAAAATTTAATCTCTCTCCCAATGGAGTTTTGTTCAGCTGCTGACACCAACTGATATACTCGTTACTGAAAGGTACTGTTTCTGGCTGTACAAGATGTAGGCTTACGTACCCAATTAACTGATCATATGTATTTTCATCTGCGAACTGTTTGTCAAAATTTGTAAACTTATTGTACCGACTTCGGCCTAAATGCATAAACATCATTCTAAGATTTCCAAAGTCATTGGTCAAAACTTTGTGTTTGTCAAAGACATTATTGGTGCACAAGTAAAACTTATCTGCACTTTGAAATGTCAACAGATTAAACAGTCCTTCTAACTTATGAACCAACACATTGATTTGTAGGTATTGCTTGGTGTTACCAATTAAGTCTATGACTTGATCAACCCTGGGAAATCTAATGTCGTCAGGAAAATAATTGTGTATTTTATCTGCTAGGCTGCCTGGTCTCTGAGCTTTTCTATTGGTGTCAATGTCATAGTTCGCTGTTTGCGAAATCACCCAATCTGCATGAAGTTGATTTAGGTTACTTTGCTCCAGATATTCATTGTCAGAATACACTGGAATTTCTCGTCCCAATATGTCCGGCACCCATTGATTTAATTCTATTGACACTTGTTTTAGTGCAGCAATTGTCTGATGTATGTCAGCACTGGTGTTGTCAAAGCACTCAAAGTGATTTCCATCATTGGAATTTAAAAATTCCACATAGTATTCTAAGATTTCTGTATTGACTGACTCAAAAGGAATTGAATCCCCGGTGTTATCAAAAACTATGGAAAAGTTCATGGAATCCAATAGAAAAGAATCTGGGGGTTGCCCCCCAGACTGTATTACTGCTTCTGACGACTACGAATCATCGCAAGGATATCTTCGGCCTTGTTAGATGCTGCAGGTGTAGCAACCGGAGCTGAGGCCACTGCTGATTCATCGTCAGCTTCAACCGCACGAGCTGCTGCTGGTGATGGCTTTGATACAGGTGCCGGGGCAAATTCTTCAGCGTCTGCTGCTGCGCCTGCAGGTGCTGTTGAACCAGCAGGACGATAGTATTGTCCCCAACGTTCCATGTCAAATGGCTGACCATCAACTGATGCTTCAAACATTTCTTTGATGACTTTGAGTTCAACATCACCGGGTTTCTTGGGCAAGAATCCAGCAAGATCATACAAGCCATGTTTTTCAATTGCCTCGGCTTCGTTGGCTGTGAGTGCAGACTCTTTACGTGCCCACTTTGAAGTGTTGTAGTCAGCATAACCACCTTTGGTAGTTTTTGTCACACGGAAGTCAAGTCCGGCTGCGTAGTCAGTTGGCATCTCAGTGAGATCTGGATCCATCAACGCTGACTTGATCAGTGTAAAGATCTGAGGACCAATGATAAAACGACGGATTGGGTTCTCTGGAGTCTTGTCATCGGAGAGTGGATTCTCACGTACAAAGCCTTGGAAAATATAACTACGCTTCTTCCAATACTTACGACCCATTTCTTCCAGTGCCTTGTCTTTGAACCAATTACGTACTTCGGCCAGAACTGGGCAGGCTTCGCCCCACATTTCTACGCATGGTACTTGTACGTAAGTCATCTTTGACTCGGATTCGCCTTTGATGCCATTGAATGGCAAACGGATCATTGCACGTTCGACCCAGAAGAATGTGTTCTTTGAGTTACCGTCAGGTAAGAAGCGCAGGTTTGCACTTGATCCTTCGGGCATGTTCCAGTGTGGGTAAATTGCGTTGTCGCCGCCTTGGGATTGACCGCCTTTGTTCGACTCTGCGGCTGCGAGTCGTGCGCGGATTTCTGCTAATGAGGCCATAAAGTTTTCTCCTATAAATGCCTAAGTGTGCCTAATATGTCTTGCGACATGATGCCTATACACGTCAATAAAAAGCGCATACACATGGAGTATATGCGCTTTCTGCCTCTGTGTCAAATTTATTTATCTCAGATCTTGCCTATTAACTGTTTTAATCTTGCCAAATCCTCTCCGGATTCACGCAGGGAGGATTCATACATTCCACATTCTGCTAGACCATGTGTTGGACATTCTTCACCTTCGGCGGTCATATTGCAGTCGGCATCTTCAAAGGTTGCCAGGTTATCGGCTTCAGAAGTGGGCTCAGGTTGTGGTGCTTGTTGTGGTTGCTGATCAGACCGTGTGAGCTGTGCCATGACTTTGGCCACACCTATATCTGCCTTTAGTTCTTCTAGGCGTGCCAAGATAATGGGTTTGGCATCGGCTTCGGCATCTACATTGGCTAGATCATCTAATTGATCAAACAGTTCGTCGTCGCCTATGATATCATACAGTTGTGCGGTTAAGTCTTCGGCGTCGGCCCCAACTGGTAATGTGGGTTGATTTAATAAGTCAACTAGAGTTTGTTGTGCTTCGGGAGTATCTGGCAATGCCCAAGTTCCTTCAATGACTTTTTGCATGTGATCTGCAAATTCTTGTGTTTCTTTCATGGCATCTGTCCTTTGTAATCTTGCCAGCATAGGCAAGGCCTGCTCAATTCTTGTATCCAGAGTCTGTTCAACAAACAACTGTTTGAGTTCTTCAACCAGAGTATCTTCTTCACGAAGATCCAAGGGTTGCCAAGATTCAAAATATGAGTTGTAACCGCGATGTGTTGAGAGACCTTTGATTGTTTTACGTAGACTTTCAAAGTAGGTGTTGCTGCGCTCAACTAGATCATTGGCATGACCTTCAAATACACGACCGTGGTGTGCTTTTCTAAAACGATTCAACACCGCAAGTTCTTCCACAATTGAACTGATGTGCGTGCCACGTGGATCATACGGGCGTCCGGCATTGCGAACATGCTCAAGCATGGCACGACCGCCTGCTAGATTACGGAACGGCAGTTTAAAACGTTCGCCATCAGTGGTTTCAATAAACAGGGACTCAACATAACGAAATCTTGCATCACCTTCGGCAAGATCACGATTGTGTTTGATCATCAGCCTGGCTTCGGTGGGGGCACCTGCATAACTGACTTTGCGATTACCGTAGTAGCTTTCTAGTATGCTTTCTTTCACTGCACTCATTGAGCGTAAAGCATGTTTGAATTTAGAGATGTTTCCTGGAGCGAAGTTTAACCAATTTCTAGTGGCAAAGTTCTTCAACTGTTCCATGAACGCATACCACTCGTTTTTGTCCTCAGGATCCATGCCGCGACCAAGATTGTCGCCGTAGTATAAGTTGAGCGTGCCTTCACCATCGATGAAAATTTCAGCAGTGCCGTAGTTTTTACCTGAACTTGCTTCCCAATCAAAAACGAATAAGTCGCCTTCGCTGATATCCAAGTCCCCGGTGTCAGGATTCACAGGTGGATTACCAGTTTTGGTGTCAAGAACCTCTACTTCAAAGTCTCTTGAAGAGAGTAAATCATATAGTCTGCTAGCGGGAGTTTGTGTGGCCATAGTGTTGTATTTATCGACCCATTGATATAAAGGGCATAGGTTCAATTATTGTGTCGCCGTGATCGCGAATTTGAGCATCAAGCTCGGTGTGATAGCTCTGTAATTGCTGCAGCATGCGCACCGTGAGTATAGTGGCCATGACTAAGTCATCAGTTTCGCCCATTTTGGCCTTGTAACTTGGGCCGTTGGCCACAAAGGTTTTTAATTCTGACACCAAGTTCCGACTGTTGATTTTCATACGCCCAGATTCCACTAGATTCTTGAGTTTGGCGCAGGCTGCTAGTTTGGTTTTGTTTGAGGTATTGAACCCTTTGCGCATTTTGCGAGATCCTGCACTGCTGTTATCACTCAAAAAGTATCCTTTGATACGCTCTTCGCCCCACTCAGCAATGCTGATCAATGCTGCTTCGCCAATGGCATTGTTCTCAACACTGTAATAGATGCTTTGTTCGCTTTTGACTACATCGTGAATAATGTCAATTATGTCGGCCATGATACGTATCTGTGTTGGGATGTCTGTTTGGTTGTGGCGCCACTCGGCAACTTGATCTGTGGTGTTGGCTTCAAATACTTGTATGGCAGCAGGATCGCCTCCAGTACCTACACTGGGGTCTAAGGCCACCACGTAGATGTTATTGGGGTTGATCTCTTTGTACCAACGCACTTGCCCAGTTTTACGTATGGGTTCACGCCCTTCTAAATCCAGCAATTTAATAGCAGAGATCAGTGTTTCATCATCAATAACGAATTCGCATTCCATCTCTCGTCGAAAACGTTCTTCGCCCAAAGCAGCTCGTTGTTGTGCGGCCCACTTTTCATCTCTGTCAGGATGTTCTTGCCACTTTGCTCTAAATGCCTTGAATCCGTTGATACCAAGGTCAGTGGGGTTGCCGTATTCATCTTCGCACTTGTTGGCACCTTTCCACAGGTATGCAAATTGATCTTCATCACTGTTAGGTGTTGATGTGATGATTGCTTTACCACCAGTGGCCAAAGTGGGGCTGATAGAAGTCCAGAACTCTTTGGCTATTGTGGGACGTACAAACGCAAATTCGTCAGCGTACAGCAAGGATATACTCATACCACGACCAGTGTTTTCTGTGGTGGTCTGCGACGCTATGCGGGATCCATTGTCAAAATCAATTGACCCTTTGTTGTAACTTACCACCCCGGCTCTGATATGATCTGGACAGGACTCATAGCCATAGCGCACACGCTGCATAATTTCCTGTGCGCCCAGATACTTGTGTGCTGCTACGAGAATTGTTGAGTCTGGAATAAACATTGCATACCAAAGCAAGTACCCAGCAGCCACAGTTGACTTACCGGTTTGTCTGGGCATCAATGATATTGAAAAACGATTGTTGTGGTAGGTGTCAATCAGTCGGAGTTGATACTCAAACGGGTGCAACAACATCCTACCGCGTGTGGGGTGCTGTATGTAAAAGAAGTTGTCTAGGAAGTAGGCTGGGCCAGTCACTGGATCAGCGCACCGCATGAATTCTTCAATCTGTTGCTCACTGAAGATTGTGGGCGTATGCGCCTTTTTAACCAGTGCTGATTCTAATGTGCTCATACCACTATTTACTAATGGGCAGTTCACCAGTTAGATAAGGCAAACTGAACCAGAGTTGAAACCATTCAGGAGTGCCGGGTTGAATATTGTGTTTGCGTTGTAATTCAGCTTTTTCAGTACCAGTTATACTGATATTAGATCCTTCGGGTGTATATGCTGACATGCGAGCGTTGTTGGCAAATGATCTAACACCTGATAATTCAATCAGACGTTCTAGAGTCATTGGCACCAACTTGTTTTGGCTTCGCCATAATACTCTCTAGCGAATCCATTGGCAATCAACATGCCACGCAGGCTTTGTCCGTTGAGTATGACATCGCCCAGCACTCGGC